GTGAGAGCTGTCATCTACCGCCGCCAGTCCTCCGACCGCGACGCCACCGAGTACGGGGTGGAGCGGCAGGGTGAGGACTGCGCCCGCCTGTGCGCTGACCGGGGGTGGACCGTGGTCCGCACCCTCACCGACAACGACGTGTCCGCATCCGGCCGCCGCCCGCGCCCCGCCTACCAGGAGCTGCTGCAGATGATCCGCCGGCGGGAGGTCGACGCGGTCGTCGCCCAGGCGCTCGACCGGCTGCTCCGCCGCAACATCGAGTTGGAGGAGCTGATCCCGCTCGCCGAGCGAGCGGGCGTGCGGATCGTCACCGTGTTCGGCGACCTGGACCTGTCCACGGACGTCGGCCGAATGGTGGGTCGCATCCTCGCATCGGTGGCCAGCGGTGAGATCGAGCGAAAGTCCTACCGCCAGCACCGCGCCCAGCTCCAGGCGGCACGGGCCGGGCGGCGCGTCGGCGGACGCCGTCCGTTCGGCTACGAGCAGGATGGCATGACCGTCCGCCCCGCGGAGGCCGAGGCGGTGCGGGAGGGGTACCGGATGCTGCTGGCGGGTGCGTCGCTGGGGGAGATCGCGCGGGCATGGACCTCGGCCGGGCACCGCGCGCAGCGCGCCCAGTGGCAGGGGTCAACCGTGCGGGCGGTGCTGCGCAACCCCCGCAACGCGGGGTTGCGGGCCTACCACAAGGAGGTGGTGGGCGCGGCCGCGTGGCCCGCGATCGTCCCGGAGGAGACCTGGCGCGCGGCCTGCGCTGTCCTGGACGACCCGTCCCGGGTCTCCGGTCGGCGCGGTGCCCCCGTCGCCCTGCTGACCCGCGTCGCCCTGTGCGGCGTGTGCGACGCTCACGTCCACGCTGGGGGCGCCGTGCGCAAGTACCGCATGTACCGCTGCTCGGCGTCCCTGGGCCACGTAGGGCGCAAGGGAGAGCCCATTGAGGAGTACGTCTCCGCGCTGGTGGTCGAGCGGTGCTCGCGTCCCGACGCCCGCGAGCTGCTGGTGGACCGGGAGCGGCCCGACGTCGACGCGCTGCGGGAGGAGTCGCTGACGCTGCGCTCGCGCCTGGACGACCTGGCGGTGGACTACGCCGAGGGGGCGGTGAGCCGCGCCCAGCTGCACGCGGGCACGATGCGCATCCGCACCCGGCTGGTGGAGATCGAGGCGGCGATGGCAGACGCGGGGCGGGTGGACATCCTCGGCCCGCTCGTGCACGCCGACGACACGCGCGCCGAATGGGAGGGGTACGAGACCTCGCGGCGGCGGCTGGTCATCGGCGCGCTGATGACGGTGCGCATCCTGCCGGTGAAGCGCGGCACGCGCACATTCCGGCCGGAGTCGCTGCATGTGGAGTGGAAGGGGTAGGCGAGCGCCTGGACGCCCGGGGGACGGCCGGGCGTCCAGGCGGCCGCCAGAACTCAGGGAGCGGGCCTGAGAATGTGGGGCACCATGTGCGCGTAGATCTGCTCGTCGGGATCGACATAGAGCCACAGGTCACTCTCTGTGGTCACGGGGGGAATGCCGCACCGGACCAATGCAATTCTGCGCTCACACGGTGTCATTTGCCGGGCAGCCTGTCGGGCCATTTCGGCCCAAGTGGCCCCCTCTCTGATGATGAGAGTCGTCACGTTGCGTGACTGGTATGCGCTGGCGGCCGCCGTAGTCAACTCCGCCGTCACAACTACGGCGATCTTGCTGACCACCTGCGCATGTAGGGCAACGACCATCCCCCGCCTCCTCATCGGCCTCGCGGTCTGAGCCCCGGTGGGACCTCGAACATACGACCGAAAGTCACGCGTGGTAAAGGGGGATGATCAAAGAATTTCGGACAGATTTCAGGATTAGGTCATACTATTTTTAGCTGGTGAGCGGAAATAACTCGGCGTGCCCGCTACTAGGCAGCAGTCGACCCCGGTCCGCCATTCGCCTCCCGATTGAGGCCGACGAACACGCTCTCGGCGATGGCGAGCGTCTGGTCGATACGCGCTCTCGCCGTGGCTTCGTCCTCGCCGACCATCTGCCGCGCCCAGACCGGGCCTCCACCGATCATGCGGCCCACGACGAGGAGGCCATCGGCGTCGCGCTCCTCCCACCTGGTGGGACGCTCCGGTGTCGCGGTCGGTTCACGCGCTCGCTGCGGCGGTTCGGCGTCACGCTCTCCGGCGAGCACGTCGCTGAGCGATTCGCCCGCCTCGAATCGCGCGATGGACCCGGCCGGCAGTTCGAGCGCGCGCTCGACGCGGGCAACTGACATCGCGCCCACGACCTTCGTCCCGTGGGCGCGGACTTGCCTGAGGGTTTCAGCCGCCATGGTGTCGGCGCGGACTAGTACCTCGCGCCACAGGAGGCCCAACTGGATGCGGCGAGCGTCCAGGGCCTTCTCAACGGCCGTTCGGTCGTTGCTCATGAATCCAATGTATTCCAACTTCTTCTAACTTAGTGCGGCCTAAGCCCGTAACTTCAGGTCTCATCTCTGTCACCATGGCGCTACACAGAGCTTCTAGATCTTCTAGCTTCCAAAAAGTTCCATTCAGCTCTGATTCTTGGTACCGTGAGGCCATGAGCCCACCGCGATTCAACGGGCAGGCCGCCCGACGGCGGCGCCTCGAACTCGGTCTCTCAGTCGAAGAGGTCGCTGGCCGCATTGGGAAGTCGCCGTACTCGGTCTACAAGCACGAACGCGAGAACGTCCGCCCGCAGCCGCACGCGCTGCGGGAGCTACTGGAGATCTACGGCATGGAGATCGGCGATCTTGTTCCCGAGTACGCCGACGCCCGATACGGGCGGTCGTGATGGGCGCCGCCGCGGACCGCTACGGGGATGCCGTCCCCGCGCACCTGGCGCGCCTGTCGCCCGAACTGCGTGACCACGTCGTCGCCACCGTGGACGCGGCGCCGCCGCTCACCCCCGAGCAGCGGGCGCGGCTCGCCGTGCTCCTGCGCCCCGCCGCCACGGCGCCCCGCCGCCCGAGCGCGGCCTGACCCCCACACGAAGAAGCCCCCCGGGTGCGACCGGGGGGCGAGATCCCGACACCAACACGAAGAGAGGACATCGGGATGAACGACATGGTACAGCCCGCCGCCCCGGCGGTCGCGGACACCCGCGAGCGGCAGCGCCGTTCGGCGATCGTGCTGGCCGGTCTGCTGCTGCGCGACCTGCCGCCCGCGACCTGGTACACGGCCCGCTACGACGACCGGCTCACGGGCCAGCTCGACCGCGACGCCCTGGCCGAGCTGGAGCAGTGGGCGGTGGCGCTGGGCGCGGCGCCCGCCCCGGGCGGCTACCCGCTGGGGCGCTCCCTGGACATCGACGCCGTGATCGACGGCATCCAGGTGCGGGTGTGGACGCCCATCACCACCGGCGCCGGCCACGCCGAGGCCGACGGCGAGGTGACCCGATGAGCGCCGACATCGCGCCCGGTGCCCGGGCGCTGCTGGAGACGGTGGCCGCCGCGCTGGACATCCCGCGGCCGGCGATCGAGTTCCGCGCGATCGACCGGCACCGCGCGGTCCAGCGCCGCCGCGCCGAGGCTGCGCGCACCTGCATCCGCCGCGCCCTCGCCGAAGGCGCCGACGAGCGGCGCCTCGCCGCCCTCGCGGCCGAGCTGCGCGAGCAGCTGGCCGAGGCGCCCGTCGACTACCCGGTCCGTGACGAGCTCGACGGCTGGGAGGTGCCCCGGTGATCGCCGCGCTCATGACCCCCGCCGCCCTGTGGCTGGCCATCGCCGCCGTCACCGTCGCGGCCGGCGCCGCCGCCTGGCGGCTGGCCGAGCCGCCCGAGGCGCGGCCCCGCCGCGCCCACCGCCACCGCCGGGTGCCGGTGCTGCCCGGCGAGGAGGAGCGCCCGGCCCGCGGCCTGACCGCGTGGCTCGCCGCCGGTGCCGCCGCCGGGATCGCCCTGGCCGTGGTGCTGGGCGCCGGCGCCACCGTCCGCATGGACACCACCGACACCGCCCCGGCCAGCGAGGAGAGCAGCCGATGAGCGAGAACGAACTGAATCTGGCCCCGGAAATCGCCCCCGCCGACATGCGGCCCGGCGACGTCGTCACCCACGACGGCACGGACTACTGGATCAGGGAGGACAGGGACAGCGTCACCCGCGCATACGCCGCGGAGTGGGCGCCCCCATGCGCCCCCGAGGACCTGGACGGCGCCGTCCTGGCCTACCGGGCCATCGACATCCCGCACCTGCGCGCCGAGGTCGAGCGGCTGCGCGGGCAGCTCGGTCACGTCGAGTGCATCGTCGAGCGCGCCCTGGCCCACGGCGCCCGCTACTCCGAGCCGACCGTCGCTGAGATCGCCGACGCCCTGGGGATGGGCGGTGGTCCCCGTGGCTGAGGCCGTCACCTGGGTCGCCGGCGGCACGCTGGGCATCCTCGCCGCCGTGCTGGTGGCCGGGATCGCCATCGGCGCCGCGTCGATGCACTGGGCGCTGCTGCCGCGGCTGCGGCGGCTGGAGCGCCAGCGCGACGACCGGCGGGCGGCGCTGAAGGCGAAGCTCGCCGCCGCCGACTCCGGCCCGCTTGAGGCGATCGTCGACGCGGTCCGCGAGACCCGCCCTGAGGGCGGGATCCGCTGGCCCGACGCCGTCGACCGGATGATCGCCGACGCCAGCGCCCGCGACACCGGGGGTGCGCGGTGAGCGCGCGCGCCGTCTTCGCCGAGGTGAAGCGGCTCGCCGAGGTCGGTCGCTCCGGGAGGGACGGGGCGCTCCGCATCGCCCAGGAGCTGCGCCGGTTCGGCGCCCGCGGGGTCAGGTGCCGGATGGCGCACTGCCCGCTGGCGCGGCACCTGGGCACGTTCTCCGGTGGGCAGCCGGTCCTGGTGACCCGCACCGAGGTGCTGGTGGGCACGTCCCGCGACGCGCGGACCCTGCACCTGACGCGGGCGCCCGGCGACCTGATCGTCATCAGCGAGTTCGTGCGCGCGTTCGACGACCAGCCGGGGCGGTTCAGGTGGCTGCGCGAGGGGGGTTCCCGGTGAGCCGCCGGGCGGCGCCGCGCCGCGTCACGATGGCGGACCGGGCCGCGATGGCCGGCCGGGAGCACTCGGGTGTGGACCTGGAGCTGGCGCACGCCGAGGCGCTGGTCGTGCCGCAGGTGGACCCGGCCGCCGCGCGGGCCGAGGCGGCGGCTGCCGAGCGCGTCGTGCGCCGCCGCGTCGCCGGCGCCGCCGAGCAGCGCGAGCTGCTGGCGATGCTGGGGCTGAGGAGCGCCGACCCGGCCCCTCCGGCGCCGCCTCGGCCGATCGCCCACGGCACCCACCGCGGCTACGTCGCCCATCAGCGGCGCGGCGAGGCGGCGTGCGGGGAGTGCCGCGCGGCCCACAGCGCCTACACCGCCGACCGCCACCGCCTCACCCGGGTGCGGCGGAGGGAGGCCCGCGATGCGTGACCTGGTCATCCTGCTCGCTCCGGCCGGCGCCGCCGTGGTGGCGCTCACCGCCGCGGCCGCCGGGTTCGCGGTCCGCGCGCTGGTCGAGCGCCGCCGGGCCCGCGCCCAGGCGCAGGCGGAGCGGATCCAGTGGGCGGCGATCGTGGCCGGAATGGATCCCGACGGCGCCATGGCGCGCCGGGCGCTGTGGGCGATCGCCGAGCACGAACGCGACACCGGGGGTGCGCGGTGAGCGCCGCCGTGGCCGTGGGGGACCGGGTGCGGCTGGTCCGCGACGGTGGCCCGGTGCGTACCGGCACGGTGGTGGCCGTGCGCCCCACGCCGCGCGGGGCGGCGCTGCGGGTGCGGGTGCGCGGCGAGGAGGTCGGTGTGCGGCTGCCCAGCCGCACGGTGCGGCTGACGGTGCTGGACCCACCCGCCCCGGCGGCCAGCCGGCCGGTCCGCGCGGCCGAGGCGGTGCGCGCCGCCTCCCCACCCCCACCCCTGGTCCCGGCCGCGCCCTCGCCCTCGGCCCCGCCCACGCCTGCGGCGCCTGCGGCGCGGGTGTGCTCGGCGCCGAGCTGCCCGCATCCGGGCGCCCGGGCGTGGGCCCGCGGCTGGTGCAACTCCTGCTACCAGCGCTGGTACGCCGCCGGGCGCCCGGAGAGCGGGCCACCGCCGCCGCGCCGCGCGAAGGCGCGCCGCCTCGGCCTCTACATCGCTGCGCGTGACGCCGGCTCCGCTCCGGCGGCCGCGGCCGAGGCGGCGGGTCTGGTGGCCAATAACAGATCTATCGACCGCTACGAGGCCGCCTACCGCCAGGCGCTCGCCGCGCGGCCGCAGCGGACCGCGGTGACGGCCGCATGGGCGTCGGGGGCCGCCTGCCGCACGGTCGACCCCGAGGTGTTCTTCGCCGATGAGGGCCGCGCGCTGGCGATCTGCCGCACCTGCCCGGTGCGCGCGGCGTGCCTGGAGGCCGCCCTGGAGTACGGCGAGGAGCACGGCGTGTGGGGCGGCACCACCCCCCAGCAGCGGGCCGCGCTGCGCGCCGCGCAGGAGTTGGCCGCGTGAACGCCCCGACGCCGACGTGCTGCCGCTGCGACCCCGACGCCTGCGAGGCCGACGACAGCGGCCAGCACTGCTACGACGCCGGGTGCGCCTGGTGCCTGGAGGGGTGCCCGGCCGTTGAGGACGACGGCCCGGGGGCGTGCTGCCTCACACCCCCGGAGATGTCGTGCCAGCCCGTCGCGCTGCCCGGGGGCGGTGTCGCTGACGGACGGCGACCGCCAGGCCATCGCCGAGGTCGCCGCCTACCTCGCCGACCGCGGGCGGGACGGTGTCCGGTGAGGCCCCTCCTCCACCTCGGCCGCTACGCCGCACTCCGGTGGCGCGGCCTTCCCTGCCCGACCGCGCTCGGGGGCGCGGCCGGGCACCCAAACCCACTGTCTGAGCGGTCAACTCTCGTTACGGTACGTACAGATATGGAGGTGCCTGTGACCACGCACCGCAAGCGCCGCGGCGCCGAGACCCAGCGCGCCGTCGCCGCCTACCTGGCCGAGAACGGCTGGGGCTACGCCACCGACGCCGGAGCGGGACGGGGCGGCGTGGACATCCTCGGCACGCCGGGGCTGGACATCGAGGTGAAGGCGCGCCGCGACCTCAGCCTCATGGCGTGGCTGCGGCAGGCCGCCGGCACCGGGGGCGGCCTGCCGATCGTCGTGCACCGGCCCGACGGCATGGGCCTGGCCAGCGTCGACCTGTGGCCGGCGACCCTGCACCTCGGCCAGCTGGTGCCCGTGCTGCGCGCCGCCGGGTACGGCGACCCGCTCCCCGGGGACGGTGCGGCGTGAAGAACGGCCTCGGAGTGGAACTGACCGACCTGCTCCAGGGCGCGGTGCGCGACGCCGCCGCGAACTACCCGCGGTCGCTGCAGGCGGAGATCGGCCCGAGCCAGGTGGGGCTGGAGTGCACGCAGCGCCTCGCCCGCACCCTGCTGGACTGGCCGAAGTCGGCGGCCGCCGGAGACCCGCTGCCGAGCTTCGTGGGCACCGCGGCGCACGCGGCCACCCAGGCCGCTCTGGAGCGGGTCAACGAGCAGGCGCCCGGGACCTGGCTGCTGGAGGAGCGGGTGCACGTCGCCTCCGGCCTGTCGGGATCGTGCGACGCCTACCACGTGCCGTCGGACACGGTGCTCGATCACAAGTTCGTCGGACCCTCCAGCTTGAAGACCTACCGGTCCAAGGGGCCGTCCCGCCAGTACATCGTGCAGATCCACTGCTACGGGCTCGGCTGGGAGAACGCGGGCCGCACCCCGAAGAACGTGGCGATCGCGTTCTGGCCGCGCGGCGGCGCGATGAAGGACCTGCACGTGTGGACCGCCCCCTACGACCGGCAGCTCGCCCTCGACGCCCTGGAGCGGGTCGCCACCGTGCGCGAGGCGCTGCTCACCGTCGACCCCGAGGCCAACCCCGCCATGTGGGCCGTATTCCCCAAGGCCCCGTCGCACGCCTGCACCTACTGCGACTGGTACCGGCCCGCCTCATCCGATCTCTCGCTCGGCTGCCCGAGCGAGCCCGGCGCGGTCACCCGCCGCGCACCCATCGAATCACTCATCGCATAAGGAGCACATCACACCATGAGCAGCGCAGACGACTTCCTGATGGGCGGCGGCATCCCGTCGGCGAAGTTCCCGACGGTCGGCACCACCGTGTCCGGAGCGATCACCATGACGCCGGAAGTCCAGCAGCAGCGCGATCTGAAGACCGGCGCGCTGAAGACCTGGGACGACGGCAAGCCGATGCAGCAGCTGAAGGTCGTCCTGGCCACGAGCGAGCGCGACCCCGAGGACCCGCACGACGACGGCCAGCGGGCCGTCTACGTCAAGGGCAAGATGCTCGCCGCCACCAGGCAGGCCATCCGCTCCGCCGGGGCGAAGGGGCTGGAGGTCGGCGGAGTCCTGTCCGTCACCTACACCGGCGACGGCGAGGTGCCGGGGCGTGGAATGAACCCGCCGAAGTTCTACAGCGTCGCCTACACCCCGCCCGCCGCCGCCTCGGCCGCCGACCTGCTCGCGGTCGGCACTCCGGCGGCACCCCCCGCCGCGCCCGCACCGCAGGCGGCGCCCGCACCGGCGCCCGCCGCGCCGGTCGCCCAGGCCGCGCCGGACCTGAGCGCCCTCACCCCCGAGCAGATCCAGCAGCTGCTCGCCGCCCAGGCACAGCAGCAGGCCGCGAAGCCGCCGTTCTGACGGCCCCGCCAGCCCGCCCGGTACCCACGCCGGCGCCCCGGGTGCAACGCCCGGGGCGGGCGCCCAGACCGATCCGCAACCGATCTCGGGGGAGATACCGTGACCGACCCGCTCGCGCCCAGGCAGGGGCGTTCGTGACCCTGTCCATCCCCGACCTCGACCCCGAGGGCGGAGTCATCGCCGCGGCGCTCGCCTACGCCGCCGCCGGCTGGTACGTGCTGCCCGTCGACCCCGGCACCAAGCACCCCGGGTCGGTGCTGGGCAAGGGGTGGCCGGCGAAGAGCAGCCGCGACCCGCAGGTGATCGCTGACTGGTTCCTGCTGGAGCCGCACGCCCTCGCGCTGCACGTCGGCCGCAGCGGCGCGGTCGCCTTCGACGTCGACGACCCGGCCGCTCTGCCGCCGGACCTCGCCGCGGCGCTCGCCGGCGCCGGCGCGCCCCACCAGTCCACCCGCGAGGGTGTCCAGGGCCGGGGCCACCACCTGTTCCAGGTGCCCCCCGGGCGCATGTTCGGCAACAGTGCGGCGGGGTTCGAAGGCGGCTGGGGGGAGGTGCGCGGCAAGAACGGCATCATCGTCGTCGCGCCGAGCGTCCACGCCAAGGCTGACGACGGCGGCCGGTACGCCTGGGTGCGCACCGGGCCGCTGCCCGCCCTGCCGCCGGCGCTCGCCGAGCGGCTGCGCGACGCCTCCGAATCCGCCGACGCCGCCACCGACCCCGAGGTCACCCAGTTCCTCGCCGAGCACACCCGAGCCGAGCGCCCCGCGCTGCTGCGCGCCATCACCGCACGGTTCACCGCCGACGTGGCCGCCGGGCGGTCCCGCCACGACTCGATGCTGCTGCCGTGCGCCAACGCCATGCGCGAGGCCCGCGCCGGGATGTACCCGGCGCGCTCTGCCGCCGAGGCGCTGTGCGCGCTGTTCGTCGACGCCACCTCCCGCAGCCGCGACGGTGTGGAACGGGTCCTGTCGGCCTCGTGGGCGCGCGCGGAGTTCGGCGGCATCCTCGCCTGGGCCATCGCCCAGGCGCGCGCCGCCACCCCCGCCCAGATGGCCGAACTCGCCGAAGGCATCGAGGAGCGCGCCCCCGCTGAGCGCGACCTCAGCGACCTCATCGCGCCCCCCGCACCCAGTGCGCCGAGTGCGCCGAGCACCGACGGCGCACTCGCCACCGTCCACCACCTCAACCCCCAGGCCGCCACCGCCGAAGAGGCGCGGCGCCTCACCCGCGAGCGGATGATCGCCGAAGAGGCGCTGAAACTGGAGGTGCGCGAGGAGGCGAAGCGCCGACTGCGCGCCCGCCAGCGCCCCGCCGAGCCGCCCCGCATAACCGCGCTGAACGAGTTCCTCGCCATCGAGGACCCGCCCCAGCGCTACCGCCTGGAAGGGCTGTGGCCGCTCGGTGGACGCGCGATGCTCGCCGCGCAGTTCAAGGCGGGCAAGACCACCATGGTCGGCAACCTCGTGCGGTCCCTCGTCGACGGCGACCCGTTCCTCGGCCGCTTCACCGTCGAACCCCTCGCCGAGGAGCGGCGCGTCGTCGTCATCGACGACGAGCTCGACGAGCGGATGATCCGCGCCTGGCTCCGCGACCAGGGCATCGCCAACCCCGACCGCGCCGCCGTCCTGTCCCTGCGCGGAAAGCTCAGCAGCTTCGACATCCTCGACCCGCAGGTGCGCACCCAGTGGGCCGCCGCCCTGCGCGCGGCCGGCGCCGAGGTCGTCATCCTGGACTGCCTCGCACCCCTCCTCGACGCCCTGGGGCTGAGCGAGGACAAGGAGGCCGGGCAGCTGCTGGTCGCCTTCGACGAGCTGCTCGGCGAAGCCGGGGTCGCCGAGGCCGTGGTCGTCCACCACATGGGGCACAGCGGCGAGCGCAGCCGCGGCGCGTCCCGGCTGCGCGACTGGCCCGACGTCGAATGGCGCCTGGTCCGCGAGAAGACCGAAGGCGGCGCCGACGACCCGTCCGCGCCCCGCTACTTCTCCGCCTACGGCCGCGACGTCGACGTGCCCGAGTCCGCCCTCGCCTTCGACCCCGCGAGTCGGCGCCTCACCCTCACTGGAGGGTCCCGCGCCGGGGCGGCCCTGCGCGGCGCCCGCGAGGCGATCGTGGAGCTGCTCGCCACCCGACCCGGCCTGTCCGGCCGCAGTATCGAGGACGAACTCGGCGAGGAGTTCAAGCGCGCCGACGTCCGCGCCGCCCTCAAGCGGGCCGTCGCCGAGGGGCAGATCCGCACCGCGCCGGGGCCCCGCCGGTCCGTCCTCCACAGCGTCGACGAGACGTGGCGGGACGGCGCCGCCGGGCTCCTGCCGACCCCGCCGGCGAGTGCGCCGAGCCACCCGATTCAGTGCGCCGACGAGTGCGCCGACCAAATTGGTCTAAACACTGTTTCCGCAGGTGGCGCCCAGTGCGCCAGTGCGCCGAGCGAAATTGGTCTAATCGCCGCTCCTAGCGAGCCAGTGCGCCGACCCTCCGGCGCACTGAATCCCCAGGTCACAGACTCAGTGCGCCAGTGCGCCGAGAGTGCGCCAGCGCAGTCGGGGGCGAGTGCGCCAGTGCGCCCCCCTAAAGGGGGGCGGCGCACTGGCGCACTCACTCGCCCCGACCCGGGACCCGGCGGCGAACTCGACCCCTCCAACCCCGTCGCCGTCGTCGACGGATCGGTCGTCGACAGCGCCACCGGCCGCCCCCTCACCGCGGCGGGAGACGACCTCATCGACCCCGATACCGGAGAGATCCGGGGAACCCTCGCCGACCTTCGCGCCGCACTCCGCATCCCCGGAGGCTGACCGTGACCCTCTACACCACCCCCGCCGAGCCGCGGCTGTGCGTCCGCTGCGACACCTGGGTGCTGCGCGCCCACGCCGACGGCGTCGACATCCGCGTCGACCCGGTGCCGCTGGACGCCGCGGCCGAGGAGCAGGCGGTGGCCGAAGGGCGATCCACCTACGACGCCGTCTTCCTCACCTGGCCGGCCCGCACCTACCTCGAATACCGCGACGAACACCGCCGCGCCCGACCCCGCGACGGCCCCGTGCTGCGCGCCCACCGATGCCCCCGCACCAGCCCGCCCACCCTCTTCTGAACGGAGCCGAACACATGGCGAACCAGCCGCTCTACACGCTGATCGACGGGGAGCCGGTGCTCTCCCACGAAGCCGTTGCCCTGCTCATCGACATGCCGCCCGAGACCGTCCGCGCCGAGTGGCAGCGCCAGGCCGCCCAGGGCGAGCCCGGGATGACCCTGCCGGACTCCTGGGTCAAGCGCGGCAAGCGCATCCGCAAGGAGGTGGCCGCCGCCCTGGGACATGAGCCCGGGATGAAGGAGGCCGTCGACCACCTCGCCGCGAAGGCCCGCGCTTCATGACCACGCAGCCCGACCCCCGCCGCCGCGCCGACGACGCCACCGTGCACGCACGCGCCGCCGCCGCACGCGCCGCCATCCACGGCGGCCCCATCCCCGGAGAGGACCCGACACCGTGACCAAGCCCTACATCCACACCGACCCCGACGGCGACACCCTCGGCGTCATCGCCAGCGCCAGCAGGGACGGCCGGGCCTACGTCTGGATCGGCGGCGGCGACGATCCCCGCCTCGAGGAGTACGTCGTCACCGTGACCGCGTCCACGGCGCCCCGGCTCGCCGAAGCCATCCTCACCGCCGCCGGCCGCCGGGACGTGTCCCTCGTCGCGGGCGCCGCCTACGGCCGGATGCGCCTGACCCTCGCCGCCCTGCTCGGCGAGTCCGACGCCGACGTCGACCCCACCGACGCCACCCACTGGCAGCGCGCGATGACAGCCCTCGAGGAGCTGCACCACCGGATCGCCAGCCGCGACCGGGAGCTCGACCGGCTGCGCGGCGCCCTGGCCCAGGCGCACCGGGCCGCCGAGGACCCGGCGCGCTGCGGCGCGACCTGGACCCCCCTGGCCGGCGGAAAGCCGTGGAGCTGCACCCTGGACGCCGGACACACCGGGCTGCACCAGGACGACATCCACATCCGCTACGGCGGACCCGCCGCCCCGGTGCGCACCCCCGCCCCGGGCGGTGAGGGGTGAGCACCTACTTCGCCGACGAGCAGGTGACCCTCCTGCTCGGTGACGCGCTGGAGCAGTTGCGCACCCTCCCTGACGCCTCCGCGGACTGCTGCGTCACCAGTCCGCCCTACTACGGGCTGCGCGACTACGGCGCCGAGGGCCAGTACGGGCTGGAGGCGACCCCGGACGAGTACGTGCAGCGGCTGCGTGCCGTCTTCGCCGAGGTCCGCCGCGTGCTCGACCCGGCCGGCACCCTGTGGCTCAACCTCGGCGACTCCTACTACTCCGCCAAGGGCGCGCCCGTGGGCGCGGACCGCTCCCAGCGCGCCCGCCGCTGGGACGCGGTCCGGCCGCTGGACCGCTCCGGGCTCGGCTACCCCCGCAAGAGCCTGCTCATGATCCCCGCCCGGGTCGCCATCGCCCTCCAGGCGGACGGGTGGACGCTGCGGGCAGAGATCATCTGGCGCCGCCCCGGCGCCCAGCCCGAGCCCACCGCGCACGACCGGCCCGGCCGCAGCACGGAGCGGATCTACCTGCTCGCCGCCGGGCCGCGCTACCACTACGACCGGTCGGCGCCCGGATCCGACACCGACGTGTGGACCATCGGCACCGACCGCGCGGCGGCCTCCCACGGGCACACCGCCCCCTACCCGCTGGCGCTGCCGCTGCGCGCCATCGCCGCCGGCTGCAAGCCGGGCGGCACCGTGCTCGACCCCTTCAGCGGCTCCGGCACCACCGGGGACGCGGCCCGCCGCCTGGGCCGCAACTACATCGGCATCGACATCAACCCGAGGTACCACGACCTCGCCGTGGCGCGCTTCGCCCAGGGCGTGCTCGACCTCGGCGACCAGGAGGTCCCCGCATGATGCGCCTGATCATCCCGACGCCGTACTGGGGGTGCGGCTGCGGCCACCGCATCGACCTCGACCACGACGACCGGTGGCCCGACATCACCGAAGCAGTCGCCGAGCACGAGGCGACCCACGCCGGGCCGCCCGTCCGCCGCGTCCTCGGTGCGCCCGCCGAGGACGTCCGCCGCGCCATCGCCCACGACCTGGCCGACCGCATCCGCGCGGCGGCCGCCGCCGGTGACCTGAACGCACCCGAGTACGGCTCGCACGAGAACGTCCTCGAAGCCGCCGACCTCATCGACCCCGAGGAGCACTGACCCATGGCCCACCAGATCCGCATCACCGGCCTCGCCCCCGGATACGACGACGCCCGGATCACCATCGACGGCGCCGAGGTGCCCCGCGACATCATCTCGGGCCTGGCGCTGACCGCCGAGCCCGGAGACGCCCCCCGCCTCACCCTCGACGTGCTGGCGCTGGACCTGGCCGAGATCGAGGGCACGGCCGACGTCCACCTGCCCGACGCCACCCAGGAGCTGCTGGTGCGGCTCGGGTGGACCCCGCCGGAGGCGAGGGACGCCCTCCGCGATTTGCACCATGCCATCCCCTCGGGGCTCCCGTGCATCCCCGACCACGGCGCTCCGGTGTGGTGCCCAGGGTGCGCCGAGGTGTGCTCCACCTGCCACGACGAGAACGGCGACCGTGTGCCATGGCCGTGCGCCGATGCCCGGGCGCTCATGGCGCCCCCGACCACCGAGACGCCACCGGGCGAGGAGCCACTGCCCGACTGGATCGAGGTCAGTGGCTCTGGCTTCCGCTGCGCCCGCTGCCTGACCGTCGAGCTGGGCTACGACGGACCCACCCAGACCCGCGAGGGCGCCCGCCAGCACGCCGCCACCCACCGCGCCACCGAGGAGCCCACTCGATGATCATCGCCGCCAGCCCCACGCTGCCGATCTACCGCCACCGGGTGTGCATCCGCTTCGACGACGTGTCGGGCCGGATGCCGCGCATCCACCACAACGAGTCCCACATCGCGGTGGGCGTCACGCACCTGTCGGTGGACGACTCCGGGCAGCTGGTGGTGCACCTCCAGCGCGACGCCGAGGGGCGCACCCTGCCGATCCTGTCGGGATGGGTGCACCTGGACGAGACGCTGGCCAACGGGCAGTGGAGCGCGGGCTTCACCTCCGGGGTCGGCCAGGCCAATATCCGCTTCTACCGCAACGGCACCCGCGCCAGCTGCCGCAACCCGGCGCTGTACTCGCAGTACGCCAACATCTGGTGCGGGTGGGACACGATGGCGCGCGGCGACCTGGCGGAGATCGCCGGGCAGGCGCCGGCCACGGCTCAGACGACCACGGCGCGTCCGGCGGCAATCGAGATCTTGGGTTCCATAGTCGCCCAGTACGCCCGGGAGGTGCGCGGTGGCCGACCGACCTGACCGGGACGAGATCACCCGGGCGGCCGCCGAGGTGGCCGAGGGCATGCACAACGTTGCCGAGTTGGTGGCGCCCATCGACGAGCACGCCCTGGGCTACCGCCGCAAGCTGGAGCGCGACGGCTGGAGCGCGACGGCCGCCGAGGCCATGGCGGTGGAGCTGCACCACCAGCTCCTCGCTCAGGCGTTCGGGGGGCGCCGGTGAACCGCACCGAGCGCCTGTGCGCGGCCGAGCGGTGCGACCGGCCCGTGCACACCACCGAGCTGTGCCACCGGTGCGCCGACGGCCTGCGGGCCGCGCTGCGCCGGGTGGGCGCCCTGGCCGCCGAGCTGCGCACCACGGTGACGCGCCAGGACCGCATCGGCGCGGGCACCGGCGGCCGTCGCGGCGCCGAGCAGCCGCTCGCGGTGAACCTCGCCGCGAGCGACGCCGAGCACGCACTGAGGGCCGCGCTGGTGGGCTGGGTGCGGGTGCTCATGGAGGCCGAGCCGCCGACCCTGCACGGCCCCGCGTGCGCGGCGTGCCTGCACCTGGAGTGCGCCCGCATCCGCGCCCAGGGATGGCCGGCCGACACGCTGGGCGCCATGGCCACCTGGCTGGCCGAGCGCACCGCCCGCATCCAGACGCACCCGGCGGCCGCCGAGATCCACGACGAGATCACCGAGCGGCTGAGGGGCGCCTGGAGGGCCGTGGACCGGCCGGGCGAGCGCTGGTACGCCGGGCGCTGCACCGCCTGCGGCACGGACCTGTACGCCCGTCCTGGCGCCGCCTGGGTGCGGTGCGCGCCGTGCGGCCAGGAATGGGAGGTGGGCGCCGTCCGGGCGTCGCTGCTGGAGCAGGCCGAGGACTACCTCGGCACCGCGAGCGAAGTCGTCCGCGCCGTCACCGCGCTGCGCGGCCGCGTCACCGCCGCGACCCTGCGCACCTGGGTGGCACGCGGACGCCTCACCGCCCACCGCAGCGCCGACGGACAGACCAGATACCGGGTCGGCGACGTCGCCGGACTGGTGCGCCAGACTGAAGGACGAACAGAGGAGAGGGTATGAGCGAGATGGAGATCGCCATCGTCGCCGCAGTGGCCGTCACGGCGATCGCGGTCGTGCTGGCAGCGGCGGATGAGGTTCACCGGGCGCCCTCGGCACGGTCGCGGTCGGTACGCGTCCTGGCGACGTCGTGGTCCGTGATCGCGAATGCGGTGCGGTGGCGGCCGTGAGCATCCTGCACATCGCCATCACCGGCGCCGGCGACACCCCAGAAGAAGCCGAGCGCACCATGGAGCGAGCCGTCGAGGCGCTTCGGGCCGCCGGGATCGAGCCTTACCGGGCATGGGTGGAGGACACCTCCACCCTGCTGCCGAGCATCGGAAGCGAGGCACCGTGAGCGGAACGGCCTACCTGCTCTGGTGCCGCGTGTGCACGCCGCCTGACGCCGACGGCGCGCTCCCTCGCGGTACCGAGATCCCGTTCAACTCACCAGCCGAGCGCGGCCGGTGGGCCAGCACGCACCGTGAGGGCACAGGCCACGATGCATGGTGGGTGGACACTGCGACTGTCCCCACACTCGACTGATCGACTTGCGTTCCACCCAGTGAAACGCCATCATGTGATCAAATGGCGTGAGCAGTCGAAAGGCCCCGAGGACGCTCCCTCGGGGCCTTCGTCATGTCCGCCCACGGACGGGGACGCCGCCGGCACGCGGGAGTGCCGCGCACAGCTGGCCAGCACCGGTGCAACTCCGGAACGGCGGCGGGCCCTGAAACCCCCGCCGCGCCGTCTCCCCTCGTGCGGTGCGGCGGGCACCAGCCCAAGGCTCACGCGCACAGGGGGCGCCGATGGCATGGGACACCAGCACCCGCAGGGCCGAACTTCCCACGGACTGGTACAGCCGCATCCGCCCCGCCATCCTCCAGCGCGACGGGTACGCCTGCCAGTGGAGGACCGACGGGCAGCGGTGCGGAGCGCACGCCAACCAGGTCGACCACATCGGCGACCGGCACGACCACCGCCCCGAGAACCTCCAAGCGCTGTGCCGCTGGCACCACGCACGCAAGTCCTCGGCCGAGGGGGCGGCCGCGCGCCGGAACCCCACCACGCGGCGCCCCCCCGAGGCACATCCTGGGCTGGCGTGACGTTTGCGCTGGTCAGGGTGGGGGAGCCTCCCCCTCCCGGGGGTAGGGCCGCCCGAAGAAGTGCTGGTCCTCGCGGTGCGCACGACTCTGGCCGAACCCTCCCCGGGAGTGCCGGAGGCGCCCACGGGAACGTCTGCGGGCCGTCGGCCGGGGTGATCCGCACCCCCGCCCAGCCTGATGCGCCTGAGCGCTCCACCGAATCGTGACCCCGGCATCTGTGCAGGTAGATCGCCTAAACTGTAACACGCGGGGTAGTATGGGGGCATGTCCCGCACCTGCGCGAACCCCCGCTGCGGCGCCCCCCTGGGCGGAACCCGGCGGGCGCAGACGACGACCTGCTCCAACCGGTGCCGCATGGCCCTGTCCCGCGCCCGGCGCGCCTCGACGGTCCCCGCCGAGCTGCGCGAGCGCGACCGGTGGGTCCTCCACGACGCCGCGAAGGCGCCCCGCACCCCCGGCGGCGCCCCGGCGTCGGTGACCGACCCGGCCACCTGGTCCCGCTTCAGCACGGTGCGGTCCCGACCCCGCCGGGGGTTCGTCCTGGACGGCGACGGGATCGTGTGCATCGACCTGGACGACTGCCTGGACGCCGGCGGTGCCCTGTCGCCGCTCGCCACCGCCCTGCTGAGGCGCTGCCCGCCCACCTACGTCGAGGTCTCGCCCAGCGGGCGCGGCCTGCACGTGTGGGGCCGCGGCGAGGTGGCGCGGGGGCGGCGGCTGCGCCGCGGCGGCGGCAAGGCTGAGATCTACGGCGCGGGCCGCTACATCACGGTGACCGGCCGCCCGCACGGCGGCGCGCCGTCGGTCCTGGGGGACCTGTCCGGCGTCATCCGCTGGCTGTTGACCTAGCACGATCCCGGAACGGGGCCGTGCGCGTCCCGAAACGGGAGAGTGAACACCATGGCGCGACTGCGCAGCATGAGCCTCGGCGTCGACCAGGGCGGCACCCACGTCCACGCCCTGGTCTTCGACCTGCTGACCGACGACGAGGTGCAGTGGGTGGTTCAGCGGCGGAAGGGCCTGATGGAGGACACCGCCGCGGCGGCCGTCCTGGCCTTCCCCTTCCGGGTCGAGCTGCCCCACGACGACGATCCGGAATGGGTCGTCCAGGACGAGCTTCGGCACCTGAACAACGCCCGGAGCGAGTGATGGCCGGCCAAGGCTTCGCCCCCAAGGCGACCCGCTCCAGGCGCCGCGACACCGAACGCAGGGCCGCGGAGATGACGGCCGTGGCCGCCGACGGCGAGCTGCGCGGCCCCGACCTGCCCGACGACGTGGTGCCCGACGGTGAGAGCTGGCACCCGCGCACCCGGGCGTGGTGGTCGACCTGGCGCCGCTCGGCGCAGTCCCAGACGTTCACCGACACCGACTGGGACTTCCTGCTCGACACCGCCCTGATGCACCACGTGATGTGGACGAAGGGCCGCTGGGAGTTCGCGAGCGAGCTGCGGCTGCGCGCCGCGAAGTTCGGCGCCACCCCCGAGGACCGGATGCGGCTGCGCATCACCGTGGAGGTCCCCTCCGACGCGCCGCCGGACGCGGCCGAGCCGCGGGGGTCGGTCACCGACATCGCCTCGCGGCGCTCCCGCCTGTCGGGGTGAACCGGTGCCGCGCACCCTGGTGCGCTCGCCCGCCCACGACCGGCTGAGGTCGCTGGGCTGGCTGGCGCTGGCGTGGATGGAGTACTTCGTCGTCCACGGCCCCGGCGACGTGCAGGGGCAGCCGGTGCGCCACGGCGACGAGTACTCGGGCTTCGTGGCCGACTGCTACGCGCTCGACGAGCATGGAAGGCTGCTGTACGACAGCGCCTTCTTCAGCAGGCCCAAGGGCGCGGACAAGTCCGGCCTGGGCGCGCGGTTGAGCCTGTTCGAGGCGCTCGGCCCGTGCCGGTTCGCGGGCTTCGCCGACGGCGGCGAGGTCTACACCGACCCGTGGGGGGCGGGCTTCACCTACGTCTACGAACCGGGTGAGCCGATGGGCCGCCCGGTCCAGACCCCCTACATCCGGATCATGGCCACCGAGGAGGGCCAGACCGGCAACGTCTACGACTCCGTCCACTTCAACCTCGACCCCGACGAGGGCACCCCGCTGTCGGGGGTGTGCTCCCGGCACGAGGTCGGATTGACCCGCATCCTGCTGCCGGGCGGCGGGGAGATCACCCCGTCCACCGCCTCCTCGGCGAGCAAGGACGGCGGCAAGGAGACCTTCGTGGTCTTCGACGAGTCCCACCTGTACAACACGCCGGAGCTGCGGCGGATGTACGCCACCGTCACCCGGAACCTGCGCAAGCGCAAGAAGAACGCGGGCACCTGGTTCCTGGAGACCACCACCATGTTCGCCCCCGGCGAGGAGTCGGTGGCGGAGTCCACCTACGAGTTCGCGGAGAAGCTCGCCGAGCTCAACGCCGACGGCACCCGCAAGTACAAGCGGCTGCGGCACCGGCTGGTCTATGACCACCGGTGGGGCGAATGCGAGGACCTGACCGCCGAAGAGGCGCTGCGCGCCGCCATCACCGAGGCGTTCGGCGAGGCGGTGGAGTGGAACGACGTCGAGGCGATCCTGGACGAGTTCTACGACCCCCGCAAGGAGGTCGACGACTCCCGCCGCTTCTTCCTCAACGCCCGCACCTCGGCGTCGGACGCATGGGTGAACGCCTCGGCGTGGGCGGCCTGCGCGGACGCTTCGAAGGTCGTGGCCGACGGCGAGCGCATCACGCTCGGCTTCGACGGGTCGGTGCGCGACGACTCCACCGCCCTGGTGGGGTGCCGGGTGTCCGACGGGCACCTGTTCCTGCTGGGCTGCTGGGAGAAGCCGCCGGGCCCGGCCGGCGATGACTGGCAGGTGGACCGCGAGGCCGTGGACGCCGCTGTGATGGCCGCTGTGGACCGCTACGAGGTGGTGGGCATGTACGCCGACCCCGCGCACTGGCAGGACTACCTGGACCGCTGGCAGTCCGCCTTCGGCAAGCGCATGCGCGTCAAGGCCACCCAGGCCCGCCCGCTGGAGTGGTGGACCAACCGGCCCACCCTGATCGTGCGGGCCGTGGAGCGCCTCCATGACGCGATCGTGGACCGCGACGAGGCCAAGCGGCTCAGCCATGACGCCGACGCGGTGCTGACCCGCCACGTGCTCAACGCGAGGCGGCGGCTGGCCGGGAAGGTCGGCGTCACCATCGGCAAGGAGTACGCCAAGAGCCCGCGCAAGATCGACGCGGCCATGGCGGCGGTCCTCGCCTATGAGTGCCGCTCCGACGCGGTGGCGCGCGGCCTGCACCGGCCCCGACGCACCCGCCGCGCGGCCGGATTCTGACGAAGGAGGGCGGTGAGCCGTGGCCGAGTCCGATGACCTGTCGGCGCTGGAGTGGCTGGGCCGCCTGGGCCCCAAGCTGCTGGCGCGGCGCCGCCAGGTGGACTACTGGCGCCGCTACTACGACGGCGACCACGACCTGCCGGCCGGGCCCTCCCAGCACAAGGAGGCGTTCCGGCGCTTCCAGCGGCTGGCCCGCACGAACCTGTGCCGTTTGGCCGTGGAGTCGATGGTGCACCGGATGCAGGTGATCGGCTACCGCGACGCCTCGGCCCGATCGGCCACCGACAACCCGGTGTGGGGCCTGTGGCAGCAGGCGAAGCTGGACGCCCGGCAGCTGGGGATCTGGCGCAGGGCGCTCAGCGTCAGCGCCGCCTACGTCACCGTGGGCGTCGACCCGCGCGACGCGCAGCGGCCGCGGGTCACCATCGAGGGCCCCGAGACGGTGATCGTGGAGACCGACCCCGCCGACCCGTCCCGGCGGCTGGCGGCGCTGCGGCTGTGGCACGACCCGATCCTCAAGCGGTGGATGGCCACCCTGTACCTGCCCGGGGAGCGCCACCACTGGCGTACCCGCGCCGAGGACCGCCGGTCCTCCCCGCGCCGCCTGTCGTTCAAACCCGACGCCTGGGAGGCGCGCCAGGAGTCGGGGCGGTCCCTGCCCGAGGTGCCGGTGGTGCCGTTCCTCAACGGCGACGAGGGCGAGGAGCCCGCAGCCGAGTTCGACGCCGGCATCGACGTGCAGAACCGGCACAACCTGACCCTCCTCAACCGGCTCACCGCCGACCGCTACGCCGCGTTCCGCCAGAACGCGCTGCTGAACTTCACACCGGAGGAGGACGAGGTGACCGGGCTGCCGGTGGCCCCGTTCAACCCCGGCGCCGACCAGATCTGGACCATCCCGCCCGGAGAGGCCGGCGACCCCGAGCCCCGCCTGGTGTCGCTGCCCCAGACCGACACCTCCACGATGCTGCGCGCCGTGGAGGCCGACATGCGGGCCTTCGCGGCGGTGACGCTGACCCCGGTGTACTACCTGCCGGGCGACATGGTGAACCTCAGTGCCGACGCCGTGATGGCGCTGGACGCCGGCCACACCGCCAAGATCCGCCAGGCGTCGGCCCGGTTCGGCGAGGGCGTGGAGGAGGTGCTGGCGCTGATGGCCGAGGTGGCGGGTCTGGACCGCGACCTGTCCAGCTCCGAGGTGGTGTGGGCGCGCCCGGAGAACTTCAACCCTGCCCAGGTCGCCGACTACGCCACCAAGCTGCGCGGCGCCGGGTACCCGCTGCCGGTCGTGGCCGAGCGCATCGGCGACTCCCCCCAGCAGATCGCCCAGCTGCGCACCGAGATGGCCGCGGACGCGCTGCGCACCGCCATGGCCGCACCGCGCCCCACCGCACCGGCGCCAACCCCGGGCCGCGGCGGCGCTGAACCGGCCGAGTCGTGACGCCGCAGGAGTTCGCCGCGCAGCGCCGCGGCCTCACCGAGCAGCTGATCGACGCGCTGCTGGCGCTGTTTCGCAGCCTTGGGGCCTGGCACGAGCCTCAGGCGGCGGAGTTCGCCGCGCAGGCGGTGCCGATGGTGCACGGCGCCCAGCAGATGATGGGCGCCCTGGTGGCCGCCCGCACCGCCGAACTCGCCTCCGCCGCCCTGGGCGTACCGGTCACGCCGCCGGGCCTGCCCGATGACGTCCTGGTGGACCTGCGGGGCGTGCCGGGGGAGCTGGTGTACCACCGGCCGTTCGCGACCGTGTACACGCACCTGGGGCGCGGCGAGCAGCTGGACGAGGCGCTGCAGCGGGGCGCGACCCGGCTGGCCGAGATCGCCGAGGCCGACCTGCAGCAGACCTACGCCCACGCCGCGCAGGCCGCCATGGAGGCGGTCGACGTCCCCGCGGCGGACCGGCCCCGGTTCTGGCGGCGGGTCCTGGTCGGCTCGGAGAACTGCGGGCTGTGCGTCGTGGCGAGCACGCAGCGCTACCGGGTGGAGGACCTGAACCCGATCCACCCCGGATGCGACTGCGAGGTCGCGGGCATCTTCGGCGCCGACCCGGGCCAGGTCATCGACCCGGAGCTGCTGGAGCGGGTGCACGAGGCCGTGGAGGAGCTGACCGGGGCCTCCGACCGCGGCGCCCGCGCGGTGGACTACCGCAGCATCACCGTGGAGATGATCCGCGAGCACGGCGAACTGGGGCCGATGCTCGCCCGCCCGCGCGACCGCTTCACCGGCCCGGGCGACCTGTAGACGTCCGCGCCCCGCAACGGGGCGCGACCGATCCCGGAACGGGAGAGACCGCATGAGCGACACCGAGCCCGGCGCCGGCACCGAAACGGGCGGCGACGGCCAGGGCCAGGGCGACGCGTTCGACGCCTCGCCGTGGCAGGAGTTCGCCGCCGAGACCGGGCTGACACCGGCGCAGATCAAGAAGCGCCTGGAGCACGCCCGCACCTGGGAGGCGCGCGCCAAGGAGAACAAGGGCGCGGCCGACGCCGCCAAGACCCTGGAGCAGCAGCTCGCCGAGATGCGCGAGCAGATGCAGCAGCGGGAGCAGGCCGACGCCGAGCGGGCCGGGCGCATGGCCATGACCCAGGTCAAGGCGCTGCTCGCCGAGCGCGGCATCAAGGCCGACGACGCGGCCCCGCTGCTGGAGCACGTGGACCCGGCCCGGCTGCTCGACGCCGGCGACGTCGACGACAAGGCCGTCGCCCGGCTCGCCGAGTCCCTCACCCGGGTGGCCGGACGCGCCACCCCCGACCCCGACCAGGGCCGCCGCGGCGGAGCCGCCCCGGCCGACATGAACTCGCTGATCCGGCAGGCGGCCGGACGGCACTGACAGGCCACGTCAGCGGCACGGCAACCGCTGCGCTGGACACTTGGAGGTAACCCGTGCCGTACAACAACATCACGTCGCGCAGCGACGCCGAAGCCCTCATCCCCGAGGAGGTGTCCCGGGAGCTGCTGGGCAAGGCCACCGAGTCCTCGGCGGTCCTGCAGCTGTTCCGGCGGGTGCCGGTCAGCCGCAACGCCGTGCGGTTCCCGGTCCTGTCGGCCCTGCCCGTGGCCTACTGGGTGACCGGCGACACCGGCCTCAAGCAGACCACCGAGGTCGCCTGGACCAACAAGTTCATGAACATCGAGGAGATCGCGACCATCGTCCCGGTGCCCGAGAACGTCGTGGACGACGTGGAACTCGACATCTGGGACGAGGTGATGCCCTACATCGAAGAGGCGTTCGCGCGCACCCTCGACAGCGCGGTGTTCTTCGGCACCAACGCACCCGCGAGCTTCCCCACCAACGTGGTGGCCGCCGCACTGGCCGCCGGCAACGACGTCGCCGAGGGCACCGCCACCGCCGCCCAGGGCGGCGTGATGGGCGACCTGGACAACCTGATCGCCGAGGTGGAGGAGGACGGCTACGACGTCACCGGCTTCGCCGCGGCCCGCTCCGCGCGGCGCCTGCTGCGCGCCGCCCGCGACACCACCGGCCAGCGCACCGACGCCGGCCGCGTCTCGGCCGACCTGGCCACCCTGGACGGACTCCCCATCGCCTACCCGATGCGCGGCCAGTGGCCCACCGGCGGCGCCGTGGGCTCCAACGTGCGGCTGCTCGCCGGCGACTTCTCCAACCAGTTCATCGTCGGCGTCCGCCAGGACATCACCCTGAAGGTGCTGACCGAGGCCGTCATCCAGGACAACACCGGCGCGATCGTATACAACCTCGCCCAGCAGGACATGGTCGCGCTGCGGATCAAGGCGCGGTTCGGCTGGCAGGTCGCCAACACCATCAACAACGACCAGCCCACCGAGGCGACCCGGTACCCGGCCGCCGTCCTGACCTACTGAGGAGAGTCCGACCATGGCTGACGCAGCCCCGCTGCAGCGGGTCATCGAAGCCGACGTCCCGGCGGTGTCCACCGCCGGCGCCACCGACGACACCGTGATCGGCCAGGCCCCGTTCGACTGCACCGTCACCTCGGTGGAGTACGTGCCCGAGGCCGCCATCACCGGCGCCGCCACCAACAACCGCGCCGTGTCCCTGGTCAACAAGGGCGCCGACGGGGCGGGTTCGACCACCGTGGCCACCCTCACGTTCGGGTCCGGCACGAACGCGGCCGCCAACGACGACCGGGACCTGACCCTGTCGGGTACCGCCGCCAACCTGAACCTCGCGGCCGGGGACACCCTGCAGTGGCGGTCCGTTCCCAACGGCACCGGCATGGCCGACCCCGGCGGCATCGTCCGCGTCACCGTCGAGCGAAGGTAGAGGAGACCGGCATGGCCGACAAGAAGCCGACCGAGAAGGTCGTCCCGCCCGCCGAGGGCACCGAGCACGGGTACTACGGCACCGTCCAGGATGACGACCCCAACGAGACCTACACCGTCGCCGGGCAGACCAGCACCGGTCAGACGGCGAACGTCAACGACGAGCCCAAGTCCCGGCAGGGGAGCAAGCGCTCCGAGTGAGGAGACCGCTGTGGCGACCTACGCCGACGTGGAGGATGTGCGGGCGCGCTGGGAGGGCGACCTCCAGGCGGGCTCGGACCTGGAGGCGCGCGTCCAGGTGCGCCTGGACGACGCCGAGGCGATCCTGACCCAGCACGCCGGGGACCTCGCCGACCGCATCGCGGCCGGGAAGACCACCGCCGAGCTGGTCAAGATCGTGCTGTGCAGCATGGTGCTGCGGGTCCTGCGCAACGCCGACGGCGTCACCCAGGAGACCGCCGGCCCGTTCAGCCGGTCATTCGACGCGGCGGTGGCCAGCGGCAAGCTGTTCACCACCCGCGAGGACCGGCGGCTGCTGGGCCTGCGGGGGCGGGCCGCCACCGTCTCCCTGTCGGAGGCCGACGACGCGCTGCGCCACCCGAACCGCCGCGACTGGCGGAGCCGCGACCGCGGAGGGTGGGCCGACTGCGGGTGGATCGCCTGATGTTCGCCCACCCGATCACGGTCACCGTGCGCCGCCCCGGCGCCCGGGACCGCTACGGCGACCCGCTGCCCGGCACCGAGCACACCGTGGAGGGCTGTGCGGTCTACCCGCGCACCTCGACCGAGACCGCCGTCACCGGCACCACGGTCATCACCGGGCGGACGCTGCTCGCGCCGATCGGCGCCGACATCGCCCCCGACGACCAGGTAGTGCTGCCCGACGGGTCGCTGTGGTCGGTGGTCGGCGACACCGGGCCGTGGTCGAGCCCGCTCACCGGCTGGGCCCCGGGCCTGGAAGCCGCACTGGAACGCGTGCAGGGGGTGTGAGGTGTCGTTTCGTCCCCGCTACGGCCAGGACATCCGCAAGACCCGCAAGCTGATGCGCTCGCCGGAGATGCAGGCGCTGCTCGGTGAGATCGCCGAGCAGGGGCGGCGCTACGCGGAGTCCATCAGCCCGCGGGACTCCGGCACCTATGCGACCGCCTTCACGGTGGAGGCGGGCGCCGCCGATGACCGGGCCGAGGCGGTCCTGCGCAACACCGCCCCCTACGCCCCCCAGGTGGAGATCCGCCACCGGGTGCTGGGGCGGACCGTGGACCGCTTGGAAGGCAAGGGGGGCTGATGGCCGACCTGGCCCCCTACACCGACGCCGAGGACGCCGTCATGGACGCCCTGGGCGACATCGCCCCCGCCGTGGCGTGGACCGGCACCGACACGGCCGAGGACCTGCCCGTTTTCCGGGTGCGCCGCATCGGCGGCCCCGACGACCGGGTCACCGACGCCGCGCGGGTCGCGGTGGCGGCCCTGGCCGCCACCACCGCCCAGGCCAAGGCCCTGGCCGAGGCCGCCCGCCAGCGCCTCACCTCGGGGCCGCTGCGCACCCCCTCCGGGGTCATCGACCGCGCCGCCACCGAGGTCGGGCCGCAGGCCGCGCCGACCGCCGACCCCGACCGGGTGCGCGCCCGCGAAGCGATCTACCGCGTCTACCTGCGCCGATAGCCCGAGCAGCACCCATCCGGCCCCGCCTCGTCGGGGCTTCTCTCATGCCCAAGGAGGCAACCCGTGGCCGGAACGGTCTACGACGACCTGAAAGACAAGAAGACCGAGCTGATCCGCAAGGCCCTGGACGGCAGCGCGTTCCTGGCGCCGATCTCCTCGACCGCCATCAGCACCCTGACCGACCCCGCCGACAAGCTGCTCGTGGCGCTGCCCGCCGGCTACGAGGACCTCGGCTACGTCTCCACCGACGGGTTCAGCTTCGGCCGGGAGGTGGAGGAGGCGCAGATCCGGGCGCACGGCGCCACCGACCCCGTCCGCTCCGACATCACCGCCGACTCCAGCACCCTCACCGTGCAGTGCCTGGAGACCAAGCTCAACACCATCGGCCTGTACACCGGGGCGAACATGGCCGGGGTGCTGGCCGACTTCGACACCGGCGAGGTCGTCATTGACAAGCCGTCGCGGCCCCGCGGCCAGTACTACCGGCTGCTGAAGATCTCGGTGGACCTCGGCGACGACGGCGAGATCTACATCGCCCGGTTCTTCCCCCGGGCGAAGGTCACCAACTTCGACGAGCAGACCTTCACCTCCGACGGCGAGAACCCCATCACCTGGCCCGTCACCCTGACCGCGTTCACCGACTCCACGCTGGGCTTCTCCGAGCGGTGGCTGTTCGGCGGCCCGGGCTGGGACGCGATCCTCACCGACATGGGCTTCTCCCGCGCCCCCGACCCCACCCCGTAAGGAGCACCCAGCATGGCCGAGAAGAAGCCCTACCCGGTGTACGTCAGCCCCGACGGCACCCGCGAGCAGATCGTCGGCTCCAAGGAGCGCGAGGTGCAGCTGCGCTTCCAGGGCTGGACGCCCAAGCCGCCCGAGCCCGCACCCCGGCGCTCCACCACCTCCACCACCCCGACCGCCGCCGACAAGAAGTAGGAGCCCATGTCGAAGAAGGGCGCGCCCCGGCGCTACAGCATCGAGCGGTACGCCGCCGAGGCCACCAAGGAGCCGTTCGAGCTGTTCCTGGACGAGGAGCGCTCCATCAAGCTCCGCCAGCCCACGGTCGCCGAGATGGGGACCCTCACCGCCGCGATGAGCGTGGAGCAGTTCGCCGACGCGTTCACCGAGTCCGCCGAGGACGCCGAGGAGTTCGTCGCGGCGCTGGGTCCGCTGCCCGCCGGAGCGATGATGCAGGTCGCCCGCGACGTCCGGGAGCACTACGGCCTGGGGGGGTAGAGCGCCTCACCTGGCTCCTGGAGCGGTACCGGGGACCGATCCGGGCGTCGCTGAGGCACCACTACGGCGTGGACGTCCTCGCCGTGTTCCGCGGCGAGATGACGTGCGACGCACTCCTGGACTACATCGACCACCTGCCGTCCGACAGCGCGTTCGCGGCGGCGGTCGCCGAGGACGAGGAGTACGCCGACCTGCTGCTGGCCGAGGGCGTCGTCGACGAGGCGCCCCAGCCGCCCCGGCTGACCGAGTACGGCCCCGAGGTACGGGCGCTGGCCACCCTGGTGGACCGGCTGTCCTACCTGATCAGCGTGCAGATCAGCCGGGCCGGCGGGCGGCCGCCCCGGTTCGACCCCTACCCGCGGCCGGTGACCGCACTGGAACGCCGCCGCCGGCGGCGCCGATTCGACCGGCACAACCAGCTCGTGGCGCGGCTGCTGCCCAACAGGTGAGGCGGAAGGGGGTGCATCGTGGAGTACCAGTCCGGGTCCGCGTGGATCCCCGTCCGCCCCGATTTCAAGGGCTTCCACAAAACCATCGCCCGGGAGTTCGGGCAGCTCACCCCGGTCGTGCGCAAACTCGGCCAGGAGATGGGCGAGCAGTTCGCCGACGGCATCCGCAGGGGCCTGGGCACCGCGGGCGGCGGCCCGATCTCCGAGCCGATCCGGCGCGACCACGAGACCGCCAAGCGGCGCGCCCCCAAGCAGGGCGAGGAGCAGGGCGGCGCGTTCGCCCAGGGGTTCCGCCGCCGTCTGACCGCGGCGCTGCGGACCCTGCCGCAGGCCGAGATCACCGCCGACAGCAGCGACGCCGACCGGAAGGTCGCCGAGCTGCGCCGGCAGCTTGAGGCGCTCAACGACCAGACGGTCGGCGTGGACATCTCCGCCGCCGACGCCCTCGCCCAGCTGCGCACCATCCAGGGCGAGCTGGAGCGGCTGGAGTCCGCCGCCGACATCACGGTGCGCGCCGACGCCGCCGCGGCCCTGACCCAGCTGCGCGCGGTGACAGAGCAGGTCGACCGGCTCGACGCCGACACCGCCACGGTGGAGGTCGACACCGACGCCGCCGGCGCGGCCGCCGCGCTGGCCGGTGTGCAGGCGCAGGTGTCGGCGCTGGACGGGCGCACCGCCCGGGTGGACGTCGACACCTCCGGCGCGATGGTGCGGGTCAGCACCCTGGCCATCGCCATCGCCGGGCTGGGCGCGATCCCCATCGGCGCCACCCTGGGCGCCGGGCTGCTGTCGCTGGGGCCGTCCCTGGCCGCCGCGGGCGCCGGCTTCGGCGGCCTGGCCGCCGTCGCGGTGCCCTCCATCACCCGCATCGGCGAAGCACTCCAAGCCCAGGAGGCCGCCCAGCAGCAGGTGACATCGGCCACCCGCTCCAGCGCGGCCGTGCAGGCCCAGGCGCAGATCCAGGCCATGCAGATGGCGCAGGCGCGCGCCGCCGTGGAGCGCGCCCAGGAGTCCGCCGCGCAGGCGCACGCCGACGCGCTGGAGCGGGTCCGCACCGCCGAACTCGGTGTCGCCGACGCCCAGCGCGCGGCCCGCAGCGCCCAGGAGGACCTCACCCGGGCCCGGTCCGAGGCGCGCCGCGACATGGAGGACCTGCGGACGCAGGCCGCCCGCGCCGCCCTGGACTCCGAGCAGGCCGCCCTGGACGTGGTGCGCGCCCAGGAGGCGCTGGGCGACACCCGCGCCGGCGCCGCGGCCGGGACGGCCGACGCCACCGACGTCCGCCAGGCCGAGCTGGCGCTGCGGCAGGCGAAGCTGCGCGCCCAAGAGCAGCAGCGGATCATGCGGCGACTGCGCACCGAGGTGGCCGCCGCCGACAAGGCGGGGGTGGACGGCTCCCAGCGGGTGCGCGACGCCCGCGACCGGCTCGCCGACACCAACCGGCGCCTGGCCGAGCAGGAGCGCTCCCTCGCGCAGGCCCGCGCGGGCGTGGCGCGCGCGGACCGCGACGGCGCCCGCCAGGTCGCCGCCGCCCGCGACCAGGTGCAGATGCTGCGGCTGCAGCAGCAGGCCCAGGCCGCGTCCGCCGGCGCCGCCTCGGCCGCCACCCAGCGCTACGGGATGGCGCTGGCCGAGCTGTCCCCGGCCGCGCGCACCCTCATGTCCGACTGGCAGGGCCTGGCCGGCGAGTTCGGCGCCTGGCAGCGCGAACTGGAACCGACGGTGCTGCCGCTGTTCTCCCAGGGCATCGACCTGATCCGCGGCAGCCTCGGACTGGCCACCCCGTTCGTGGTGGCCGCCGCCGACGCGGTGTCCACCCTGCTGGACGACCTGGAGGCAGGCGCCCGCTCCCCGGCCTGGGTGGCCTTCCGGGAGGGGACGGAGGAGCTGACCGGCCCGGCGATCCTCGCCTTCGGCCGCGCCACCGGATCCATCGCGACCGGCTTCGCGGGGATCTTCAACGCCTTCATCCCCTACGCCCCGGCGGTCCTCGCCTTCGTCGAGGACACCGCGGCCGCCTTCGCCGACTGGGGCGCCGGATTGGGCGAGTCGGCGGTGTTCGCCGAGTTCATGGGCTACGTCGCCGAGATCGCGCCGCAGGTGATGGACTTCTTCGACTCCCTGGGGCCGGCCGCCGCGGGGCTGCTGCGGGGGCTGGCCCCGCTGGGCGGGGTGGTCCTCACCCTGGCCACCGGGCTTCTGGACCTCATCGCCGCCGTCCCGCCCGAGGCGATCACCGCGATCGCGGTGGGCATCGGCGCGGTGATCCTCGCGATCAAGGCGGTGGCGATCGGCGCCGCCATCGCCTCCATCGCCAACCCCATCGGCCTGGTGGTGGCGGGCATCGCCGCCCTGGTCGCCGGGGTGGTGTGGGCGTGGAACACCTTCGACGGGTTCCGGGCCGCCGCCACCGCCGCCTGGGAGGCCATCCAGGCCGGCGCGCAGTGGGTGTGGCTCAACGTGCTGTCGCCGATCTTCGACGCGCTCGGCGCGGCGCTGCGCGAGGACATCATCCCCGCCATCCGCGAGTTCTGGCAGGACTACGCCGCCCCCGCCTTCCGGGAGATCGGGCGGGTCGCCCAGTGGGCGTGGACCAACCTGATCCAGCCCGCGCTGATGGCGTTCACCAGCTACATCACCGACTTCCTCATCCCCATCGCCCTGTTCCTGTGGCGGCACGTGGCGGTGCCCGTCTTCCGGGGGATCGCCGCGGTCATCGGCTGGGCGTGGACCACCATCATCCGGCCCACGTTCCGGCTGGTGTGGGGCTTCATCCAGGACGTACTGATCCCCGTCTTCCGGTTCCTGTGGCGCAACGTGGTGGTGCCGGTGTTCCAGGGCATCTCCTCGGCGGTGCGCACCGCCTGGACCACCACCATCCGCCCCACCTTCAACCTGGTGCGCGACGCGGTCCGCACCCTGTGGCGGGCCTTCCAGACGGCGCGCGACCACATCGGCACCGCCTGGAACGCCATCCGCGACGCCGCCAAGGTCCCGGTGCGGTTCCTGGTCAACACCGTGTACAACCGCGGCATCGTCCCGATGTGGGACAAGGTCGCCGACCTGGTCGGCGCCGACCCGCTGCCCACGGTGCGGCTGCCGGCCGGGTTCGCCCGCGGCGGCATCCTGCCCGGCTTCTCCACCTGGCGGCAGGGCGACGACCAGCTGGTGCCGATGCGCCGCGGCGAGGGCGTCTACGTGTCGGAGGCGATGCGCGACCCCTACGAGCGGGCCCGGCTGCTGGCGGTGAACCGGGCCGCGATGATGGGCCGGCCACTGGACGCGTTCCAGGCCGGTCCGACCGGCACGGCGCCCTCCCTCGCGGCGGGCAGCGGCGGCGGCGCGTTCGCCCGCGGCGGCTGGCTGGGCATCGGCGACGTCGCGCCGCCGGTCGGCGACATCCTGTCGGCGGTCGCCACCTTCGTGCGCGACATCGCGGTGGACGTGTTCACCGGCGACTTCGGCGGCGCCGTGGACACCGTGTTCCGCCCCATGCGGGAGGCGACCCGCGCCTTCGGCACCGAGGGGCTGCCCGGCGTCCCCTACGACCTGGTGGGTCTCGCCAACACCCAGGTGCGCGACTTCGTCACCGGCCTCACCTCCTTCTTCGGCGGCGGCGCGGGCCCGGTCATCACCGGCACCCGCGGCCAGGCAGGGGACGTGGTGCGGCTGGCCGCCGCCAGCGTGGGCCGCTACCCCGAGGTGCCCGGCGGCTCCAACCGCAACGCCATCACCAGCTGGTTCGGCATGAACGGCGCGCCGTGGTGCGCCATGTTCATCTCCTGGCTGTTCGCTCAGGCGGGCGCGTCGGGGTCCCTGGGGCGCGCGGCCAGGACGGCGTGGACGGGCGACTACTACACCTCCGGGATGCGGCAGGTCCCCGAATCGGCGCGGCAGCCGGGCGACGTCGCGGTGTACGGCACCCGCCACGTCAACCTCGTCACCGGCCCCTCCTCGCGGATCGGCGGCAACGAGGGCGACAACGTCCGCATCTCCAACCGGCGCGGCGGCGCGATCTTCCGGCCGTTCTGGTCGGGCCTGGCCCAGGGCGGCCTGGTCACCCGGGCGCTGCTGGGGCGCATCGCCCGCCAGGACCCGCACGACCGCGACACCCCCCTGGTGCGCAGCCTGCGCGGCTACAGCACCGGCGGGTGGATCCGGGGCCTGTCCGGGGACCGGAACCTGCTGCTGGGCGCCGACGGCGAGTTCGTCGTCAACGCCCGAGCGGCCCGGGAGAACGCCGGGCTGCTGGAGGCCCTGAACTCCGGCTCCCTGAACGGCATCATGGCGGCCACCGCCGCCCCGGTGGAACTGTCGGCCGCCCAGCGCCAGGCCCTGGCCGCGCTGTCGCGCGGCGCCGCCCCCGCCCCGGCCGTCTCCGCCGAGCTGCACCTGCACAACGGGGAGGCCACCGTGCGCACCGCGTTCCGCGAACTGGAGTACGAGGTCCACCGGATGGCCACCGCCGGGAAGTACGGCGATGGCTGAGCTGCTGGAGGGCCAGTGGGAGATCGGCGGCCTGGTCTTCGGCGCCGGCCAGGGCGTCATCGTCCCCGACTTCACCATCGGCGGCGCCGACATCACCGCCGGGGACACACCCGTCCCCGGCGGTGACGGCCGGGTGTTCGGCTACGACTACGCCGGCGGCCGCTCCCTGGCGTTCACCCTGGCGGTGGACCGCGAGGACGGCGCGACCGCGCGGGCGGCGTGGAACGCCTTCGCCGCCGCGTGGAACGCCCCCCAGGTGCGGCTGAGCCCCCGCGCGGTGACCGCGCTGCGCATCCGCGACCACGGGATGGACACCGTGGTCGTCTACGGGCGACCCCGCCGGCTGGACCCGGTGTCCACCGCGCTGCTGGACCGGGGCACCGTCGCGCTCACCGCGAGCTTCGAGACCGCCGACGCCGCCTTCTACTCCGACACCGAACACCAGGTCACCCTGGACCTGCTCCCGGCCATCGGCGAGGGCCTGATCCTGCCCTTCACCCTCCCGGCGGTCCTCACCGACCTGGGCGACTCCGACACCACGTTCCTCACCAACACCGGCGACGCGCCCGCCTGGCCGATCATCACCTTCTTGGGGCCGGTCACCAACCCCGGGGTGCGCCTCGCCGCCACCGGGACCACCCTGCAGCTCACCACCACGCTGGCGTTCGACCAGACCGCCACCGTCGACACCCGCCCCTGGGCGCGCACCGCGCTCCGCAACGACGGCGCCAGCCTCGCCGGGACGCTGACCGGCCCCGACCTCGCCGACTTCGCCCTGCCGCCCGGCTCCACCGAGGTCGTCTTCCGCGGCCAGGACCTGACCGGGGACGCCCGCTGCACCATCGCCTGGCGCGACGCCCGATCCACCCCCTGAGGAGACCCTGTGACGTTCCAGAACGCGGCGTTCGTCGACGGCGGCCCCATCAACGGCATCCTGCTGCGCCGCCAGTACCAGTCGGCCACCCGCGGCGCCGAGGGCATCATCGAGCCGGGCGACCTGCAGGTGCTGGCCCTGGAGGTGCCCGGCGCCGGGTTCCGGGTGACCGACGGCGCCGCGGCGATCCTGGGGCGGCTCAGCGCCTGGGAGGGCTCCTACTACGGGCTGAACATCGGCGACCACGAGGTGACCGGCGTCGCCGGCACCGGGTCGGGGGGCGGCCGCTCCGACATGGTCGTCGCCCGGGTCGCCGCGAACCCCGCCGACCCGATCGAGGTCCACATCATCCAGGGGGTGGCCGCCGACGCCCAGGAGGTGCCCGCCAGCTACCTGGCGGCGAACTCCGCGATCCCGCTCGCCCGCATCGACTGGCCCGCCTCCACCGCCACCATCACCCAGGGCATGATCACCGACCTGCGGCGGATGCTCGCCCCCCGCACCGCCTCGCTCACCCGCATCCAGCGCGGTATGACCCCCATCGACTACGCCGGCGACGTCACCGCGGCCTTCGAGAACTGGCCCAACAGCCCGTGGAGCCTGGCCGGGGCGCGGGTGCCGATCCCGGCGTGGGCCACCCAGGCGCAGATCCGCGCCACCTGGGGCCAGACCCTGCTGGGGCCCACCGGCGGCACCGGCGGCGGCAACGACGCGCGCGGCCAGGTCCGGGTGCGGTTCTACAACGGCTCCGACGAGCTGCTGACCCAGGCCACCGCCTACAACGTCAACCAGACCAGCCCCACCAACGGGTACCGCACCACCCTGTTCTTCGCCGACACCATCGACATCCCCGCCGTCTTCCGCGGCGTGTCGGCCGCCCTGGCGATGCAAGCCCGCGGCACCGCCGGATTCGACGGGCGGCTCGGCTTCGACGAGTGGGCGGTCGGCGCCGTGGAGATCACCTTCAACGAGGTGCCCGTGCTGGACCTCGCATGACGTGGCGGTACCACGCGCTGCGGCTGCCCGACCGCACCTGGATCAGCCGCGGCCTGCCCCTGCGCGACGTGCGGCTGTCCCCGGCCGTCTCCGGCCCCTACCGGCTCACCGCCACCCTGGACCCCGACCGGGCCGACCTGCTCGACGCCGACGGCGAACCCCTCATCCAGGAGCACTCCACCCTCATCCTCGCCGAGGCCGACGGGGTGGTGCGCGGCGGCGGCATCGTCACCGCCGCCCCCGCCACCGGCCCCACCATGGAGATCACCGCCACCGGGTTCACCGGCCACGCCGCCGGGCAGCCGCTGATGAGCACCCACACCTGGGGCGGCTCGGTGGCCGGCACCACCGGCAACGGCGTCGACCCCCTCACCGTCGTCCGCGCCCTGTGGGACCACCTGCAGGCGCAACCCAACGGCGACCTCGGCGTCACCTACGAGGCCACCACCACCCCGTTCCGGCTGGGCTCCTGGTTCAACGCCCGCCGCCTGCCCACCGAGGCCGAGCCGAACCCGCCCGCCAACGAGGTGGAGCCGGAGATCCCCATCAACAAGGTGTGGACCAACTCCGACACCAAGCCCGCCGCGGCCTCCGGCAAGATCGTGTACTGGCGCTACGAGTTGGCCCACTGGGACAACGTCGACATCGGCGGCACCGTCGACGAGCTCGCCCGGACGGTGCCGTTCGACTACCGCGAGCACTACGCCTGGGACGGCTCGGGCCCCGACGGCAAGGGTGGCGTGGCGCTGCGCCTGGACTTCGGCTACCCCCGCCTGGGCGCGTACCGCCCCGCCCTGCGGTTCGTCGAGGGCGAGAACGTCACCGAGGTCGTCACGGTGGACCGCGACGGCGCCGACTACGCCAACGTCGTCGTCGCCCGCGGCGCCGGCGAAGGCTCCAAGCAGCTCGTGCAGACGGCCAGCGTGCCCGATGGGCGGCTGCGCCGCGCCGTGACCATCGAACGCTCCGACATCACCTCGGCGTCCGCGCTGCGCGCCGCCGCCACCCAGGAGCTGATGCGCCGCAGCACCCTCACCGACATCACCGGCTTCACCGTCGACGCCTCCCACCCCCACGCCCCCATCGGCAGCTTCGCGCCCGGCGACGACGTGCTGGTGCGCACCCGCACCGGGTGGCGGCGCGCCACGGCCATCCGGGTGCGCATCACCGGCTTCGACTACGAGCCCGGCAGCGCCCGCATCACCGTCACCTGCTCGCGCAGCGACGGCTTCGACTACTCCGGCGGAGGAACCTAGGTGGACACCGAGACCAAGCGGGCGATCAGCGGCCTCACCCGGCTGATCCGCGACCAGCAGCGCACGATCAACCAGCTGGTCCGCGGCCAGCGCACCCCCCAGATCGGCCGTTCCAGCATCGACACCGGCGCCCTGGAGGTCCGCGACGCCGACGGCGCGACGCGGATGCGCATCGGCTGGCAGCCCGACGGGTCGGTGGCGCTGGTCACCGAGGGCGGCGAGGCGCCGCCCGCGCCCTCCGCCCCGGTCCTCACCCCCTCTATCGGCGGCCTGCGCGTCGCCTGGGACGGGCGCCTCGTCGACGGGGCGGGCGCCGACGCGGTGATCCCCGCCGACTTCGACCACATCAACGTGCACGTGTCCACCACGCCCGGCTTCACCCCCGCCCCCGGCACCTTCGCCGGGACGATCCGCCGCGGCGGCGGCACCCTCCCCGTCGTCCGGCTCCCCTACACCGAGCACCACGTCGTCCTCGTCCCGGTCACCACCGGCGGCGTCACCGGCACCCCCAGCGCGCCGGCGTCGGCCACCCCGCTGCAGGTGGAGGGCCCCGACCTGGTGGCCGGGTCGGTGACCACCGCACACCTGGCCGCCGGATCGGTGACCGCCGACAAGCTCGAAGCGCTGCTGGTGCTGGCCACCACCATCCTCGCGGGCATCCCCGGCGGCGCCCGCGTGGAGCTCGACGCGGGCGGGCTGCGCGGCTACAACGCCAGCGACGAGCTGATCTTCGCCATCGACAGTGCGGGCAACGCGGTCTTCTCCGGCGACATCACCGGCAGCACCATCAGCGGATCCAGCATGCAGGTCGGGCAGGCGCCCGGCGCGACCGGCGTCACCGAGGCGTCCGGCGACGCCGTGTACTCGATGGTCACCGCCGCCAACAACTCCCGCGCGCAGATCCGCGCGGCCGAGCTGCAGGCGGAGTTCTCGGCGTTCTCCGACTCCGGCGACCCCAACGCTCCGGCCGCCGGCTTCATCGCCGCTCCCAGTCACGTCAGCTTCGTGCTGAACTCCGACAACGCCGGCGGCAACATCCCCGCGGTGGCCGGACGCGCCGACCCGACGCAGGCTTTCCTGGCCGTGCGCTCGGCGGTCGCGGACCTGACCGCGCCCCGCTGCGACACCGTGGCCACCGCCGACGAGGTGATCACCGTGTACCAGGCCGGCAGCGGCGCGGGTATGCGGCTGCGCGCCGACGGCACCTACTCGGTGGTGGAGATGACCACCCCGCCCTCCACCCTGGGCAACCCCGCCGCCGACTACGGCAGCCTGTTCGCGCTGCGGCGCACCGGCACCGACGTGCCCGCCTGGTTCCTGCAGTCTCCCGCGTCGGTGTCCGGCGCCGGGGCGGGGCTGCGGTCCGGGCTGTTCATGGAGGGTGCCACCGACGGCCGCGCCTATACCCGGATGGTGGGCTACGCCCGCGACTACGACCTCAACGGGCAGATCCTCGCCGACGGGTCCGCCGACACGGCCACGCTGGGGCGGGTGCGGCTCGCCGACAACCTGAGCGTCAATGCGCCGCGCCACCAGTACACGCGGACGGAGCTGGTGTCCCAGCCGACCGCCGCGAGCCCCAGCAACGGCGCCTGGAACGACTTCACGGGCCCCCAGTTCCCGGCGCTGACATTCACGACCGGCGACAGCGGCCGCGTTCGAATCGTCCTCGCGTTCTGCGCGATCAACAAATACACCGACACGTCCAGTTTGGCGCTGGGATTCCGGTTGTCGGGCGGCTCGACCATGGCGGCGTCGCTCACCCGGTGCGCCCTGATCCGGTCGACCGGCACCGGGACCGGCAGCAGCATCCAGACCACCGCTGTGGTCTACCTCGGCGTGGCGGCCAATGCGGACTACACCCTCACCCCCCAGTGGCGCACCAGCGGCTCCGCTGTGTCGTCGCCCGCTCAGACCTGGACGAGCACGGGCGGTGATCTATGGATCGACACCGCCCTGGACAACGCGATCACCGTCGAACCCCTCATGTAGGAGGCACCGTGACCGAGCAGCCCGGAACCCCACCGCCCGAACTGAACGACGACATCGCCCCCCCGCCTCCACCGCCGCCCGCACAGCCACCCGTGGACCCGCCCGAGATCCCCGAGGAGCCGGTGGTTCCCCCCGAGTACCCGCCCGACCCGCCCTACGACGGGTGACCTGATCTAGAGAAGACCGTCCTTGACCGAGACCGACCCGCCCCCGCCACCCGCCCCTGGAGGTGCCACCCATGAGAGAGCAGCCGTGCTCGCGATGACGATCCCCGGAATCGGGCTGACGTGGGCTGATGGCGGCCTCGTCGGCCTGGTCGGCATCGGCGTTTTGCTCGTGCTCATGGGGTGGCTGGTGCCGCGCCGCACCCTCAACGACGTGCGAGCCGACCGCGACGCCCGGATCGCCGAGGTGCAGGAGCGGGCCGCCAACTACGAGAAGGCGTGGAAGACGGCCGAAGAGACCCACGCCAACCTGGTGGAGTCGATGCGGGCCGTGCTGGAGACCATGCGCACCGTCGAGGCGATCCTCACCGAGGCCCGCCAGCAGCAGACGTCGAGCAGGGCCGGTGACTCCCCATGACGTGGCTGAACCGGATCATCCCCTGGCGGCGACGGCGCCGGCACTGCCCCGACCGCGACGCCATCGCCCGCTCCGAGGAGGCGCTGCGCGCCGCCGAGCAGCAGGCCGGGGAGGTGGAGCAGATCAGCCGCGCCATGGGCGCGGTGGGCCACCGGCTCCGCCGCATCCGAGAGCAGAACGGCTTCAGCGACTGGCTGCTGGGAGGTGACCCCGATGCTCCACCTGGCCGGTGACCTGCTCGTGCACACCACCACCGTCCTCGCCCTGGCCTGCGTGATCTGGCACGGCCTGACTGCGCGCTGGTGGGAGTCCGAGGCCGGGCGGCACGTCATGAGCTTCATGGCGTCGCTGGCCGCCGTGCTGGTGTGGGTGAGCATCCGCAACCTGATCGGTGAGTTCCCCGGCTACGAGGTCATCCGATTGATCTTGTTCGCCACCGTCCCAGCGGTGTTCGCGCACCGGTTGTACCTGCTGGTGAAGCGGTGGCGACTCCAGCGACAGCGCCACCTCGACACCCCCGGCGACGGCCCGTAACGGGCCTTCCCACGTCCGCACTCAGGAGACGCACATGATCATCCGCCCACGCAGCTACTTCGGCTGGGGCCCGTCCGGCGCCGACTACGCGAACCCGCGCTCCGGCCTCGTCGTCCACTACAACGGACCCGCCACCGACCTCGACGGCCACGACGAGTGCGTCGCGTACTGGAAGGACTGCCGCTCCCAGCACATGCGCGGCAACGGATGGGCGGACGTGGGGTATTCCTACGCCGCCTGCCGCCACGGCGAGGTCTTCACCGGCCGCGGACTCAACCGGTACCAGGCGGCGCAGGGGACGACCTCGGGGAACGCGAACTGGTACTCCGTCACGCTGATGCTCGGCGGCAGCGAGCGGCCGACGGACGAGCAGGTGCGGGGGGTGCGCGACCTGCGGGCCTACCTGATGGAGCGCGGCGTGTCCGGCGCGGTGCGCGGCCACCGCGACTTCATCGCCACCGAGTGCCCCGGCGACGTGCTCTACGCGCTCGTGGAGAACGGCACCTTCACCCGGCCGCCCGCCGCGGGCGGCTCCGACCCTGAGGAGGAAGACGTGGCACTCAGCCGCGAGGACATCGACAAGATCGCCGAAGCCGCCGCCGCGAAGGTCTGGGAGCACCTGCTCCCCGACCCCGTGAAGGGGCCCGACTCTCGCAGCCAGGCGGGCCTGCACTTGCGGCGCGCCTCCCGCAACAGCGACGAGCTGGTGCAGGCCGAGCGCGCCCGCGCCGCCCAGGACGACGACTCCTGACCGAGTACTGCCCCCGCTGCCGCGCCCCGGTCGCCGCCTGCGACTGCTGGGCGCACCACCGCCCCGGCGCCACCGGCCCGGGGCTGATCTATGCCCGGAGGACCCGATGGTCCACAGAGCACCTGGAGAGCCCATGCCCATCGAGACGAAGGTGACCGCCGCCGGACTGTCGGCCGCCGCGGTGACCCTGATCATCTACCTGGCCGGCCTGTTCGGCGTGGAGGTCCCCGAGACGGCGGCGGCCGCGGCCGTGACCCTGGTGGCCGCGGCCGCCGGGTACCTGGCGCCGCACACCCGCCGGGAGGGCGGCGAGTAGGCCGCAACCTCAGGCGGTCGCCTGACGTTTCCCCGCCCAGCACAGCGCCCCCGCTCTTCGGAGCGGGGGCGCTTCGGCGTGTCCGGGATCTACCGGCGCCCCGGCGGCGGCTGGTGGATGGTGATGCCCATCCACGTCTGCGGCGTCCCGTAGCGGGTGTGGTAGATGGAGCCGTCGCCGCTCAGCGTGCGGCCGGTGGGCAGGGTGACGGTCAGGGGGCCGCTGTAGGTGGCCGGGATCTGGCCGCTCGTGCGCACGATCCAGCCGCCGACCTGGACGGTGCGGTGGTCATCCAGGTCGGGATGGGAGGTGCGGGAGTCGCGCATCCGCAGGATCGCGTAGCCGTCGGGGAGGTCGATGCGCCCCTCGCCGGGCCGGTCGTCGGGACCGTCGGAGGGTGGCGGGGGCGGCGGGTAGGGCGGGTCCATGGCGCGGGCGGCCTTACGCAGCGCCTCGGCGGCGTCGTCGTGGACACCGGCCGCGACCACGGTGCCGGCGGAGTCGAGCACCTGGACGAGCACGCCGGGCCCGGTGCCGGCGGGGATGGTGTCGCCGTCGGCCGCCAGCGAGGCGCTGGCGCCCAGGGCGCCGATGGTGACGCTGTGGCCGCGGCGGAGGATCTCGGTGAGGATCAGGTCGAGCATGGCGGTCCTCCTCGTGTGCGCCACCGTAGCCCGGCGGGCGGGCGGCGGCTCACCGCTTCTTCGGACGGATATGTGGGACGGTCGGGTTCCATGTCTGGCCGCAGTAGTCGCACCGGTAGTGCTCGGTCTCCCCGTCGCGGGTGATGGTGACGCCGGTCTTGGTGAACCGGTGCGCGTCGGGCGGACCACCGGCGCCCGGCGGGCGGCTCGGGCAGGGCGGGACGGGCACGGGCTGCTCCTCAGGGGTTCGGTCGGGCTACGTGGACGTCGGCGTCGTCGGCCTCCAGGGAGCATCCGGAGATCAGCAGCCAGTAGCCGAAGACGACTCCGCTCCATGACCACCGCTGCGTGGACAGCCCGAGCAGTTCGGCGGAGTACTCGTAGGGGATGCGGATCTGCCCGTCGGCCAACTGCTGGGCGCCGGGGATCGCGGCCAGGATGAGCCCGGCGGCCGGCTCGGGCACGGCCGGGTCGTAGGGCGCCGCGTCGTCGATTTCAGCGGCGCGGATCACGATCGCTCGGAACACCATCGGGGCCTCCTGTTCGGTGGCCGGCGCGCGCTCCTCCTCCTGGGCGCGCGCCGGCGGGGGTGCGGGCCCGGCCCTGGCGGGTCGGGTGGCCGGGCCGGGCCCGCTGGGATGCCGCACCGCCCGGGGCGGTGGTGGTCGAGGCGGTGCGGCGGGTCTGGGCGGGCCCGGCCGTCCTGCGCTGGATTGGGCCGGGCCCGCTGCCGCCGACGGGGGATGCCGCGTCGGCGGCGTGGTGCCCCGGCCGCGGGGGAGCCGCCCGGGCGCCACCTCGGGAGGGGCGCGGCTCCAGCCCGCGGCCGGGAGAGCGACCCCGCGCCGGGCCCACCGGGGTTGACCCGCCCCCGGCGCGGGGCGATCAGGGGTCAGCCGGGGTCGGCGGCGGCCGCGTCTTCCGCGGCGAGGCGCCTACGGACGTACTCCTGGGTCCACAGCCGCTCGGCCAGCTGCTCCATGCTGTCGGCGTCCACGACCTCCATGAGGCCGCGGCCGTGGTCGCGTGCGGTGAGCAGAGCGCCCTGCCAGACCGCGATCCACATCCGGCCGCCGGTGTTCGTGTCGATCGTGCCGATCAGCCAGGACGGGTACTCCCGGCGCAGGCCGCGGACCTCGGGCGGGATGTCGATGAGCATCAGCATCACGCGGCCCGCCCGAGCGCGCGCTCCAGGCCCGCGATGATCCGCTCGCCGAACGCGCGGCTGATCGGCTGACCGACGGCGCGGCGGGCGAGCGGCCCGGGGCTGCCGAGTGCGGCCAGCTGCTCCAGCGCCGCGAGCTGCTGGCGCTCCCAGGCGTCGCTGATGTAGGGGCGCGTCCGGCGCGGACGGGCGTGGCGGGGGCGGTACGGCGCGCGGGCCGGGTCACCGGGGAGGGCGCGCAGCAGGCGAGGGGGAGCGGTGGTCGACGGTCGGCGCGGGGGCGCCGGACATGCCAGAGCAGGCATAGGTCACCTCGGATCATCGGCGGGATGGACGGTCCCGCTCGCGTATCAGGTGGTCCCATCGTCGCGCAGCGTGCCTGTTTTTGCAAGATGCAAGAACTCGTACATGCGACAATCGTCGGCGACGATGGCAGTCGACCACGGGAGATGCGCACAATGTCTCGGGATTCGTCACAGACCGTAGGATCTGGGCAGCGTCGATCTCGCCAGAGGAGTCCGGACCCAGTGGCCGCCAGCCCGACCCTGCGCAAGCGCCGCATCGTCGCTCGCCTCGGCCAGCTGCACGAGCGCTCGGGACTCACCCATGAAGCGGTCGCGCGCGAAGTCGGCGAGCGGACGGGCGTCTCATGGTCGGAGTCGAAGGCCAGCCGTCTCGTCGCCGGGAAGTGGGTCAGGCTCCGCGAGCGGGACCTGCTTGCGCTGCTCGACGTCTACGGCGTGGACGATGAGCGTGAGCGCGCCGAGCTGGCGCGCACCGCACGCGAGGCCAGCCAGCAGGGCTGGTGGGTGGGGTATAGGGATGTTTTCGGCCGAAACACCTATGTCGACCTGGAGAACGGGTCATCGCGCCTGCGGTCCTACCAGGGCCTGTTGATTCCCGGCCTGCTCCAGTCTGAGGGATACGCCCGTGCCCTGATGCGCGACGGCGGCATCACCGATGAGGAGGAGGCCGAGCGCCGCGTCGAGGCGCGCATGATCAGGCAGGGCATCCTCAGTCGCCCCGACGCACCGGCGATCTGGGCGGTGATAGACGAGGCCGCGCTGCTCAAGATTCCTCCGCGCACCGGCCAGTTGGAACACCTGCTGGCGATCCAGCGGCCGGGACTCCGGGTGCAGATCCTGCCCAACGGCGCCGGCCTGCACGCCGCAGCGGGCGCCCATTTCGTGATCATGGACTTCCCGTCCGACCCGGCTGCGGTATATATCGAGAACCCGAGGTCTGAAGTGTTCCTCGAGCACCCGGATGACCTGGCGTACTACGAGACCATGTACTCCTATGTCCAGGCGGACGCGCTCTCGGTAGACGAGTCGCGTGCGCTGATCGAACGCATGATCCAGTCCGAGTAGAGAGCCACCGCGATGCCTGAGTCCGGTCCCCAGTACCGCAAGTCCAGCTACTCCCAGCCCACTGGTAGCGACTGCGTCGAAGTCGCCGACGGCCCCCCCGAGCCCGTTCGGGTCCGGGACTCCAAGAACCCGGCCCAGCCGCACCTGTCCTTCGATCGCCAGGCGTGGTCCGCCTTCGTCGCCCACGTCAAGCAGTCGTAGCAGCCCCACAGCGAAGGCCCCCGACGTGTGTCGGGGGCCTTCGTGCGCGTTGCCTGATACGCGGTCCAAGACGAAGTCTACGGGACCGCCCTGACGCTGGCTACGGCACGTCGCCGATGAAGAAGACGGGCTGCCGCAGCATGGCCTCGTCCTGCGGGTGCACCTCGATCTGCAGGTAGCTCTCATCCTCGGGCATCGCGCAGCCGAAGTCGGCCGTGGCGTCGCGGCCGTCCATCACCGTCGAGGAGAACCCGTCGCCGAGGCCCGCGTCGTAGTCGTAGACGAGGTCCCCGATCCGGCCGTCCTCGCCGACCTGGCACTCGATCCAGACGAGCGAGAGGTCGACGGGGCCACCGGTGTCGTTCTGCACCTGCATGGTGAACCGGACGTAGGGCTCGCCGGCGGGCATCGCGTACTCGCCGCTGAGCGCCCGCTCCACGCCGGACAGTTCGATGGCGAGTCCGTCGTTCCACGTGTGCGTGCTGCCGAGCTCGGCCTCGGCTGGCCCCTCTTCGACGGGCGATTCCGCCGCCTCGGCCGCGTCAACGGTCGCCTCGTCGGCGAGGGGTTCGGTCGGCGGCAGGTCGGCGACGGGCGGGGCGCCCAGCGGCGCGCAGGCGGTGAGGGCCGCCACGGCCAGGACCGCTATGAGAGCATGGATGATCTTCAC